ATTATAAAAATATTATTATAAAAATATACTATATAAATTTTTCTAAATAAAAATAATACTAATTTAGTTTAAAATCTTATGTGTAATATAAATTATTATGGTATAGGAATGAACTTCCACCCTAAATCTTCACATATTTTTTTCCATATTTGGTCTTGTTCTATGCGTTTTTCGCGATCTTTTAACATAGGAAAATAAGGCAAAAAACTGCGTTCATTAAGCAATTCACATAATTTATATAATGTATAATAATAGTTTAAAAAATTCACTCTATCTTTTGGACAATATTTCGAATAAGGTTTTTGTAATTCCATGAATAAATTACATAATGTTTCTTCCAATTCAGCACTCATTATTGGAGGTCTTATTCCTAATTTATCTTTTATAAATGGAATATGTTCATAATATTTATTATAACCCAGATTTTTCAATATTTCTTTGGTTTTCTTATTTGTTAATTCATTAAGACTTATGCGCTCTTTCTTGATTTGATTTTTAATATTTTCAAATACTTCATCGGGTATATTTGTACTTTCTTTTGCTTGAAACTGTGCTAATATTTCTTTCAAATGATTTATTCTTTTATACGCATAAAAGCATACCTCTTTTGGTGGTTCTTTATAAGAAGGTTTATCTATTTCAATTAAATATTTAATACTATTAGAGCAATTACTACATATAGACATCCCTTCACTTTCTACATAAACCATTTCTCCCTTCTTACATAAACTACATATATCTGATGGATAAATAAATTTATCATAATTTAAGTATTTAGAATCAATATTATTAAAATATTTGTCTATAGAATTATTATTATTTGTTTTAATATAATTTTCATCTGTTATTTTAGCATTATTTGTTTCACAATTTATAACATTATTTGATTCATCCAAAATATTTAGTGAAAAAAATTGTTTTACTATATTATTTTTATCTGAATTCTCAAATGTATCATTAGTAGATATATTCTTTTTATTTTCAAAATAATCAAATATGTATTTAGAGTTATTTAGATAATAATTCTTTTCTTTAGATTTAAGGGATTTAATAATATTTTTATACTTAGTAATATTATCTAATATTTCTAATTTATTTTTTGATTTATTTAACATTGATTCAAGTTTATCAATTTGTTTTAAGTATTTAGGAATAACTACTTCCTCATTATGTTTGAAAGATTTTATTATTTCATTGTGTTTGTTGTCCAATGTAGTTTTAATAGCATTAAATTTTTTCATTTACTTGAGATTATATTTTTAAAGTAGTAAAAATTTATATGATAATATATTTAATTATTTAATTTTTAATAATTTAAATTAATTTAAATTAAATTAAATTAAATTAATTAAATTAAATTAAATTAAATTAAATTTAATTAAATTAATTTACAAAAAATTTTTTTCTTTAGGAATATTATAAAAAAATGGCTGGTGGATTAATGCAATTAGTCGCCTATGGCGCTCAAGACGTATATTTAACAGGTAACCCCCAAATTACCTTTTGGAAAGTAACTTACCGTAGGCATACCAACTTTGCGATGGAATCAATTGAACAAACTTTCAACGGTCAAGCGGATTTCGGCCGCAGAGTTACATGCACTATTTCTCGCAACGGCGATTTAGCTTACCGCACTTATTTACAGATTACACTTCCCGAAATTGGTCAAGGATTAGCAAACTCTACTGGCAGCGATGATGTATATGCTAGATGGTTAGATTTCCCAGGTGAGCAATTAATTTCACAAGTTGAAGTTGAAATTGGTGGCCAGCGAATTGATCGCCAATATGGTGATTGGATGCATATTTGGTGCCAATTAACTTTATCAAAAGAACAAGAACGTGGATACTACAAAATGATTGGCAATACTACTCAATTAACCTACATTTGCGATCCGGATTTTGCCGAAGTTGATGGTCCTTGCTCTGCTGACGGTATTCGTCAAGTTTGTGCTCCTCGCAGAGCACTTCCTGAAACAACCTTATATGTGCCATTACAGTTCTGGTATTGCCGTAATCCCGGTTTAGCATTACCTTTAATCGCTTTACAATACCACGAAGTAAAAATCAATTTAGACATTCGCAATATTGAAGAATGCTTATGGGCAGTAGATAGACTTGATGGCACTGGTATTAAAATTAATAATGCATACAAACAATCATTAGCTGCTGCGTCGTTATTTGTTGATTACATTTTCTTAGATACTGATGAACGTAGACGTATGGCGCAAAACCCACACGAATATTTAATTGAACAATTACAGTTCACTGGCGATGAATCGGTTGGTTCGTCATCAAATAAAATTAAATTAAATTTAAATCATCCATGCAAAGAATTAATTTGGGTTGTCCAACCAGACGCCAATGTAGATTATTGTGCTTCGGTTGCCAAAGACACTGACCTAAATAAATTATTAGGCGCGCAACCCTTTAACTACACAGATGCTTATGACGCATTACCAAATGCTGTTCATGCTTTCGGTGGTAAAAATGCGATATCCACATCCGGGGGCACTACTAGCAATGCTTTCATCAATGCTAGTGGAATGTTCCAAGATCCATTTGCTAATGATGTTACAACTTCTGGTGCAGTCGCCAGCGGATGGGGCGGTGCCACTAATACCGCAGACTCAGGAGTTTCGGATGCGGGAACCTTTGTTTTAGCTGAAACTGCGTTAGATATGCACTGCTGGGGTGAAAATCCAGTTGTTGTTGCCAAATTACAATTAAATGGTCAAGACAGATTCTCAGAGCGCGAAGGCACATATTTCGACTTAGTTCAACCTTTCCAACACCACACTCGCGCACCAGACACCGGCATTAATGTTTATTCGTTTGCCTTAAGACCCGAAGAACATCAACCATCGGGCACATGCAATTTCTCGAGAATTGACAATGCCACTTTACAGTTAGTATTATCTAATGCTACTGTTTCTGGTGTAAGCACTGCTAAAGTTCGTGTGTATGCTGTAAATTACAATGTTCTTCGCATAATGTCGGGTATGGGTGGTCTTGCTTATTCGAATTAAGTAATAAAGGCTTATTAATATTTATAAAAAGTTTTATTATAAAAAATAAAACTTTTTATCTTTTGTGCTTTAAAATAAAATATTTTTAAATATATAAGCATTACTATGAAAACATCTCTCGTTTTAAGTAGTTTTTACATTACATATACTTTTTTACTTACCACTTCAGCTATAACATTTATTGAAGCATTAAGAAATCCTATTCCGCAAATTCGTCATATAATGAATTTAGAAACTTGTATTTCAATTATTGCTAGTTATTTTTACAGTTTATTTATTGCCGAAATAAATAAATCAGAAGAAAATGACTCTAAAGAAAATGACTCTAAAGAAAATGACTCTAAAGAAAATGACTCTAAAGAAAATGATAATATTGATTCTACAAATAATCTTCCTTTAGAGAAAATTAATAATATGCGTTATTCTGATTGGGTAATTACTACTCCTTTTATGTTATTAGTTCTTTCTATGGTTTTAGGATATGAAAATAAAATATCGGTTAGATTTAAACCATTTTTAGTGGTTGTATTTTTTAATTTTTTGATGTTAGGTTTTGGATATAGCGGAGAAATAGGTTTATTAAATAGAAATTTAGCCAACTTTATAGGATTTATATTCTTTTTTCTAACATTTGGCACCCTATGGAAACTCTTTATGACGTGTGCAAAAGTAACCTTTCAATCTAAATTAATATTTTGGTTATATATAGGTTTGTGGTCGTTATATGGAGTATTTTATCAATTAAATGAAACTTATAAAATGATAGGGTATAATATATTGGACTTAGTCGCCAAAGCATTTGTTGGAATTTTCTTTTGGCTATATTTAACAAAAGCTGTAATATTTTAATGTATTATTTTAATATAAATGAACGATTTATCAAATATTATTATAAAAAAAGAAGAAGTTAAGAGAGAACGAAAGCATAATGCTATAAAATTGCCAGAAAATCTAGAACAATATGATTTACCTATTTATGTTAATTATTACAAAGAATGCTATGACCAAAAAAATAAATGCTATAGAGAATATTTTAAAATAGAAAAACACCCTCACAATATAAATAATAAATTATACGTATCATCTAAATCAAACAAAATAACTATATTAGAAAAATTAGAAGAAATAAAAAAAATGTTATTAATTATAGAAGAAGAATATGAAATAAATAATAAAAATAATGAAACACAACAAG